TTTACTCAAAAAAATTCCCGGTGCGCTAGGGGAGGAAGCCTTCCGGGAAAGTGGTGTAAAATTAGAAAACCTTCAGAAGAGTATCCGGGAACGAGGGTATGAGGAATCCCCTATACTTATTCATGTAAGAGAAGACGGCCAACCTTTCATCATAGAGGGCAACCATCGGGTTGTAGAGGCTGTTTTGTCTAAGCGTTCTACAATTCCTGTAAGTTTAAGATATCTAAGAGGAGGTGAAACAGCGGACGGTCTCTTATCTCCACAGAAGATAAAGGACTTTTACAGCAAGCGCCTTGGGTCGAGGATGGCTGACGAATAGGAGATCTTGAATAAGGTAGGTTTCGGTCAAAAACTATTGTAAGAAACCAAGAGGGTGGTAGGTTAGATCATGGATGAAGAAGTGTACGATATACGATGCCCGGTCTGCGGGTGCGATAAGCCCAAGATATATGTTCATGGTCATTATCAGTGTGCCGATTGTAGGTGCGTAGCTGACGGTGATTGTTGCCAAGGTTACTCCGGCCAAGTACCAGTCTCAGGATCCTAGAATGGCGTCCCTTACTGAATCTTATGGCGAAGACCCGTGGTCCGGGAATAGTGATCTTTCGGAAGTGACCGCTTCCGAATACCTCTTGTACCGTTCTCAAAAGGTCCCTTATGACGCATGGTTGAGGATGGGTCCTGGAGATTCTAGTGCGAGTTTATCCCTGGAGCCACGAAGATCGTACCTTCCTGAAGCCTCTGCTTTTATCAAGCCTGACGCAACAACCAGCGGCTTATCCAGCGGCTTATCCGTTGGCTCTGATGCTCTGCGATATTCCAGAGTAGCCACGGAGCGGCCTCAAAATCAGGGAACCGTGGTCCGTGATACCTTTGAAGGCGGCATAGGTCCCTTCAAGGGCTTCTTTATGAAAGAAACAGACCCCAGGGACCAAGGTCGTAGAACACGCAAGTTTGGCGGTTCTGCAAACGTGGGTCCCGTAACTTTGTATGGTGAACGAGAAGACACCACCCGGACTGTCATTCCGGAACAGGACCGCAGGTTTTTCACAAACCCGGATGAAGACGTAACCCAGCGTGTGTTCGGGGTCCGTGGTTCATTGCCCATGGGCCCCGGTACGTTGTCCGCTGATCTTTCCCGTCGGTTGTCGGGTGTAAGAGACCCCCAGTTTTTCCTTCAACAGCAGCGTCCGGGGCGGCGTAATCCTAATGTGACGGAGTTACGGGGTGGGTACGAAGGTAGGGTTGGCCCCGGAATACTTGGTCTTACGGGTCGTTTAAAGGGCACTCGTGGCATGGGAACGGGTAATGAGGCGGGGGTCTCTTACAACGTAGACGATCCGTTTGGTCTTGGTGGACGGTTCTCGGCCCAAGGTTCATATGGAAATATTGGAACAAGACCCACGGCCCAAGGTTCCTTGCGCTATCTGCTTCCTTTTTGAGGAGTGAGAAGATGCCATTAACGAAAAAGGGTCGTAAAATAAAAAACGCAATGACAAAAAGGTATGGTAAGAAGGGCAACAGAGTTTTTTATGCTTCGATAAAAAAGGGAACTATCCGAGGCGCGGAGTCAAAGAAGAGGACATCTTAGTATGCCAAATGTAATGGGTAGAAAGTTTCCGTACACTCCGGAAGGTATGGCGGCGGCTGAACAATATAAGCAATCCATGGGTATGCGCGACGGCGGATCGATGGGATTTCGTCCCCTTGGGTATGCCGACGGCGGACTTGGCCTCACCGAAATGGGCCGCAGGGCGGCACAACAGAGTGTTAGTTCGGTTATGGGTGCCCCTGTAGATGCTGTAAACGTAGGATTGGGAGCCGTAGGATTGGGCTCCACTACTCCGGTAGGGGGATCAGAATCTATCTCTAACGCAATAGACACGGTATCAGCCCTTGTTCAGCAATTTACTGCACAAGGTACTCCGGAACCGGTTAAGTCCGCCGTCAATGCCGCTATTGGAACGTTTGGGATGCCTGTTGATCTGGTAAACAGTGCTTTGAGTGCTATAGGAGTACCTGTTTCGGATAATCCGATTGGTGGATCCCAGAACCTTACCGAAACATTTGGAATGCGCGACGGCGGATCGATGGGATTTCGTCCCCTTGGGTATCAAGAAGGCGGTTCCGTAAGCGGGACAATAGGCCCCGCATTACAAAGAACGCCTGCAAATGTTTTGGGTGCTCCAGCGGATATGGACGAACGGAGTCGAACTGCACTAATTGAGTATCTCATGGACATGACCGGCATGGGTCCGGGTACTTTCGTTGATTTGACCAACGCGCAGCTTAGGGCCGCTCGCGAAAAGGTTGACGCGGACGCCCTTGCAGTGCAGATGCAGCAGGACGCCGCCAGAGAAAGTAATGCACAGGGTTTTGTTACTGATATGCCGGGAAACCAACAAGGCGGCGCAGGTGCTCCATTCGTCCAAGGTTTTAGTAATGGTGGCGGTATTGGATCATTGTTTGCCACTCCGCCAAGTATCCCCACCTTTAGTGACATATCTTTTATGCCCGCTTCAGCTAGAGCAGCGGCTAATCCAAATATTCCGACATCCTCTCGTGCGGGGGCTTTGGCTTCTACTGCCTTGTCGATGCTTGTCCCCGGAGCACTTCCGTTTGGGCTGATGGGTTCTTTAGCTTCTTCAGCGGCTCGCGGCAACATTAGTGATAACCCGGCAGAGTTAGGCTATGGCCCCAACCAAGATGTCGCATTCCTGGGTGATGGAACGTATCAATTCGATAATATAAACATGCCCGGAAGATTTTCTTTCACCGATTTCCCAGGAGATAGCACAGAAGTACAGGAAGCCTTAGTGACAGGCCCACTCGACACTGGCTTTGTGGGGGCTGGTAATTTGGGGGGTGCTGAAGATGTCGGAGAGTCCGGTGAAGATTTAGGCGGCTGGGGTGGTACTGGCGCTGGTGCTTGGTTGTGAGATTACTTAGCTGCCGGTGGTGATTGGTAACGGGACTTTAAGGAAACTTCCCTTATCTTTTTAAAGAAAGAATTAGGATGGCAAGAAACCCCCTTCCTCGCAGCAACTTCAGTACGTCTTCACTTGTGGAACGCAGAGATCAAATTCCTCCTGTCGATGTTGAAGAAGGCCCCGAAGTTGAAGTTTCAGTAGAAGACAACACCGTAATAGAGGCTCCTGGTCTTAGTATTGAATTGGAGGATGACGGAGGTGTTGTTGTTGATTTTGACCCCCGTTCTTCTTCACCGGATTCACAAGACTTTTACGCAAACTTGGCCGAGGACCTTTCCGACCTTTCCTCATCTCGGGTTTCCTCTGAGTTGTTGTCCCAGTACGAAGCTAACAAAGACGGACGAAAAGATTGGGAGGATGCCTACCGCACAGGTCTTGAACTTCTAGGTTTCAAGTATGAGGAACGTTCCGAGCCTTTCCGAGGGGCTACTGGGGTAACCCATCCGCTGCTTGCCGAAGCTGTTACGCAGTTCCAAGCGCAAGCCTTTGGAGAACTCCTTCCTGCGGGGGGTCCGGTAAGAACCGAGATTGTAGGAAAAGTGACCCCTCAAGTTGAGGATCAGGCGGAACGGGTCCGTCACTTTATGAATTATCAAATTACCTGCGTGATGAAGGAGTATACGCCGGAATTTGACCAAATGTTATTTTATCTACCGCTATCAGGATCTACGTTCAAAAAAGTATACTACGATGAATTCCTTGGAAGAGCGGTAAGTAAATTCGTTCCTGCTGAACAGTTGATTGTTCCGTACACAGCAACGGATCTAGAGACTTCGGAGAATGTAACGCACGTTATACAGATAAGTGAGAACGAGCTTCGAAAGAAACAGGTGGCGGGTTTCTATAGCGATATAGAAGTAACGGCGTCACAGTCCGATCCCTCACAGGTTCGCGAGGAGATGAACCAGATTTCGGGCGTATCCCCCAATCACCTGGACCAAGAAGTAACTCTCCTTGAGTGTCACGTAGATTTGGACCTTGAGGGGTACGAGGACGAGGACGACGAGGGGGAGCCCACCGGCATTAAGCTTCCCTATGTTGTTACGATATCCGAGAATAACGGAAAACTTTTAAGTGTCCGGAGAAACTACAGCCCGGATGATCCTAGCCGTAAAAAGAACCAGTACTTTGTACACTTTAAGTTTTTACCGGGTTTTGGGTTTTACGGTTTAGGTTTGATCCACATGATTGGAGGCTTGAGCCGCACGGCCACCGCAGCCCTTCGCCAGCTTATTGATGCGGGCACTCTTTCCAATCTTCCGGCAGGTTTTAAGGCCCGTGGTTTGAGGATAAGAGATGACGACGACCCGCTCTCCCCTGGCGAGTTCCGGGATGTAGATGCTCCGGGGGGCGCTATTCGAGATTCTTTAATGCTTCTTCCCTACAAGGGGGCCGATCAAACTTTATTCGCCCTAATGGGTTTTTGTGTTGAAGCGGGGCAGCGGTTCGCGGCAGTTTCCAATTTGCAGGTAGGCGACGGCAACCAACAGGCCGCAGTCGGGACCACGATTGCAATGTTGGAACAAGGCGCGAAGGTAATGTCCGCCATACATAAGCGCCTTCACTACGCCCAGAAGGAAGAGTTTGACCTTCTTTCAGATGTTTTTGGCGAGTCTCTTCCCCCGGAGTATCCTTATAATGTAGTGGGGGCGGAACGCACTATTAAAGCGGAGGATTTTGATGATAGGGTTGACGTTGTTCCCGTCTCCGATCCAAATATTTTTTCAATGGCCCAGCGAGTCACGCTCGCGCAGACAGAGTTGCAACTCGCTCAGTCCGCGCCGGACCTTCATAACATGTACGAAGCTTACCGTAGGATGTATAAAGCGGTGGGGGTCAAGGATGTCGATTCCATACTCAAACCCGTAGAACAAGGAGATCCCTCCCCGAAAGATCCTGCGGTGGAAAACTCTGAGGCACTGGAAAATCTTTCCTTGGTTGTTTTTGAAGGGCAGAACCATGATGCCCATATAATGGCTCATCTGGTCTTTGGTTCCTCTCCTATGGTTGGCCAGATGCCTGCGGTTGCCATGTCATTACAGAAACATGTTATGGAGCACGTTTCTATTAAGGCAAAAGAGCAGGTTGTTTCACAAATGCAACAGCAACTAGGACAAGAGGCTCCTACAGCGGAGCAAGCTGTTCAGATAGAGAGCATGGTTGCCCAGCTTGTTGCCCAGGGTATGCAGGAAATTAAGGCGCTTAGTGCACAAATAAGCGGCAGTGGAGAAGACCCGCTTATTGCCTTGAAACAACAGGATCTGGAGTTACGTGCTCAAAGAGACGCGGCGGAGAACCAGATAGACCAGGCTCGTCTATCTTTGGATACAGAGAAGGCCCAGAATACCGCACTACTTGGGGCACAACGGATTCAGTCCCAAGAAGAGATAGTTCAGGCTCGCATTGACGCTGCTAGGGAGCGTGAACTTATGAAACAGCAGCGAGTTAGTTAGGAGCGTAAAATGGCCGAAAACAAAGGTAGTTCGGTTGGGGTGACCCGGAAGGGTATCGTGGTTAAGGATCAAGGATTTGTTCCCTATAATAATGCAAAGGAAGAAGCAACCCCAGATGTTGCAAAGTCCTCATCAACCATGGGCAAGAATCGTGGCATGGGGGAAGCCTTGCGCGGCGGTAGTTTCAAAATATGTTAAATGGGTGGGTTAAAATGGTTTCTTGGATAAAAGAACGTATGTCGGAGCCCTCAAGTTACGCGGCCATTGGAGCCGTTGTCTTGGGCGTTGGTGTTTTAATTGACGAACCAGTTGTAATTATTGTCGGCATTGTCGGCGGGGCTGTGGCCTTCGTGTTGAAGGAAAAGGGCGTTATATAAAACGTTCTTGTATCCTTCCGGATAGTTACCGGAAAGTTTCTCAACTAACTAGACGCGCGATAGAACTAAGCTTGCTGAAACTTTCTATGGGACGAAGGTAGCGAGCGTCTCGCTGTTTTTTCATAGGTATGTAATGTTTGATATCGGTGTACTACGGTTTAGGGCAAGCAAGAGTCATGGACTTTATAAAAGAATATTGGTCTCAGATATTCGTTCTTCTTGGAGCCCTTGTTGCTGCCGTGAAAATGAACTCTCTGGTGCAGATACTTAGACGCGATGTAGATACTCTTGATAAGGATCTAAAACGCCGGGATACTTATGTCGAGACGGTAAAGTTACGGGCGGAAGTAGATCAGTTGAACAAGAATGTTTCGGCCTTGTGGGATCATTTAAACAAAATTAAGGATAGGAATGCCGGTTAGAACCAGAAGGTTTCATAACTAATGAATCAAGAGAAGTGGGATGATCGTTTTCTCCGACTTGCCCGTTTCGTATCTGCGTGGTCGAAGGATCCTTCAACACAAGTTGGTGCAGTTATCGCTAAGGGTAACCATATTATCTCAATGGGTTACAACGGTTTTCCTTCCGCTTTGCCGGATACTCCGGAACTGTACGAGAACCGTGAAGAAAAGTACGGGAAGATCATACATGCGGAGAGGAACGCATACCTGTTCGCTCGTGGGGACGTTACTGGGTCCACGCTCTATACGTATCCCTTACCTCCTTGCAACGAATGTTCCCTTATGTATATCCAAGCGGGAGTGGCTAGGGTGGTCGTTCCTGTGGTCGATATCCCCCTCCACTGGCAAGAAAACATGAAATTAGCTAAAACAAATCTGTCCCTTGCAGGTATAGAAATAAAGGAGATAGAAGTTGCCTGCGGAACCTTTGCCAGATTTAGTGCGGATAATGAGTAATGCCAAATAAGAAGCTAGACCTGGATCAAGACGGCATTATTTCAGAGAACGAAGTTGCCGCCGCAGAGGCTATCACTAGATACGAGAAGTCTGATGCCCAACGTAGAATGGCATGGGCTTCCATGGTCTCTATGATAGTTTTTACTTCAGCGGTTTTCCTACCGATTTTCCCAGACTCCCGGATTAAAGCTCTGTCTGATTTGTTTGGTCTTTTCTACATAGGCCAAGCAGGAGTTGTTGGAGCTTATATGGGTATGACAGCTTACATGAGTGCTAAGAAATGAAG